TTCAAACTCTCTCGCCGCAATTTGGATCATGGCTTTTAGGTTCATTTGATAACCCCTTAAAAAAAGTCTTGACAAACAAATTTGTTCGCTTGTATGTTCCTGCCTCATGGAAGCGAACAATTTTGTTCGCGATCAAATTTGGCTGTTAGCTGCCTTATACGGGCACCTAGCCGGATTGTCAACGAAGAGGAGGGCAGGGGATATGTCTGATGATGATTTCGTGGTTACGGACCTTTCTGAAGAAGAAATGACCGAGCGCGAAACCTACACCTGCGAAGAGTGCGGTGATCGCGTCCATATGAACGATGTTGATGGCGGCTGGCTTGACGGTGAAGGTTTTCATTGTGGCTGCGAGTCCTGAAATGAAAAAGTTCATTCTATTCATGACGGCAAAGCGCGAGGCTAACGGTCTGCTTGTCGTAGTCGCTGTGTTCAGTTACTGCCTCGGTGATCTTGTCGGCGCACTCGATGTAGCCCGCACAGTTTCCACCGTTGTTCATGGCTGCTTCTGAAATGTATAGCCATCCCGCCCTAATTCAAAAACACGCCATGGCCCTCGCGCCGTCACGCGTCATCCCTCTCCGACTTGTTCGCCATAGTCTGCACATGAACCGCCTGATTCAATCCTCAGCTTTTCGCTATGTGATCGTTTCCGGCAATCCCGTGTGTCATCCGGTCAAGGTTCGTTAGCATGAGCAAGCATTCAAATGCAAAGAGGGCTGCAAAGCGCTCCGGGCTGAAAAGCCCTCCTTACACTCCTGCCCAGCTTGATGAAATTCAAGAGCGATGCACCACTAAGGGCAAGGCGGGAGGGGCCCCCGCGCAAGCGGGGAGGGTGCCCGGCCTTGACCACGCACCCTTCGTTCCCCCCGTTCTAATAGGGGGGGAAGTCATATCAATCCCTCAGCCAGTCAGCGGGGGAACTCCCTCTGAGTACCATCGAATTGTTCTGACCGATAAGGGTCCAAAGATAGTCCCACTGCAACGGGCGATGGGTGAGGAAAAGTGCGTTATTGATTACCTTGCTTTTACGGTGGATGAATCAATCCTCCGCAGAGTAGCTGCCCACTTAAAACCGTTCTCTGATGAAGAGTTTTGTTTAGCCTGGGGGGAATACTGCAAGTCAGCATTGCTCCGACTTGAGTGTGAAATCAAGCTAACGAGGTCTGGCCTCCACGGCTATGCAGTCTCCGCAAGGGTAGGGCAGTACGGCATGGTCAGTGCTGGTGGTATCCATTCCAGCCTTCATGTCCAGTTCTCCGGTCATGCCTTCGCATGTGCCGATGAAGAGTTTCCGCAACGGCTGCACGATTTCATCAAGTCTGCCCGCTCCGTCAATATCACCCGTATTGACATAGCCTTTGATGATTTCGCAGGCGAAATATTTCCCGTCCGTCAGATTCCCGAAATGTGGAAGGCTGGCCTATTCACCGCAGCCAGAAGCCCCCGGCCTCCCATGCTTGACCGTCGAGGCGATTGGGACTGTAACGACCCAGATCAGCGCGGGCTAACTGCTTACATCGGTCGCCGTGATTCTGGCAAGTATCTCCGTGCCTATGAGAAAGGCCGCCAGCTAGGCGACAAGCTCTCTAACTGGGTACGCGCCGAATTGGAATTGCATGGCGATGTTTTCCACCTGATCCCCGAAATGCTGGTGCGTCCGACTAGCTTTTTCGTCATGGCTTATCCCGCTCTCGCCCGAGTGGAATACGCAGGCATCGCCTGCAAGTTAGAGCGGATAGCACAAGAGGGATTCGATACCGTTGAAAAGCTATTGAACATCATCCGGCATCAGTACGGCGCTCATTTGGACGTATTGAGAAAAGAGTTTTTCAATTTCAACGATAAGGAACTCTTAGACCGGATCAGCCGCAAGCCTCGGGAAGTTCCTTCCAATTTGCAGAAGGCAATCAACTTGTCGGATGCACTTACCCAGCGTCAAAAAGAATTTACAGAAAAACTCGCAACGGATCAGGCCAGCCATGCGGGTTCATCCTTGGCCGTTACTCAGGAGATTTAAAAATGAAGTTCCAATCCGAAGTGAATGTTCTCGGCATGAAGGGCAGCAAGGGCGAATTCGAGGGCACTAAGTACGACAGCACTAAGGTCTATGTCGAGACCAGCTTGGACGACTCAAAGGGTACGGCCAAAGGTGTTTCCACTATCGAGTACAGCTTTGGAACTGCTGATGAATACGACAAGTTCAAGCATCTGACTTTTCCCTTTGTCGCTGTTGCCGATATGGAAATCATGACTACCGGCAAGGCACAAAAGACAGTCATGACCGGCCTCAAGCCTAAGCAGCAAGTCAAGGTAGCAGCCTAATCATGGACCTGCGCCGCTGCTATCTCGTTCAAGACCGGGAAACCTGCGCCTTCATTGGAAAGGGGCTTGATGGTGAATTCGATCTGGTCCCGTACCTGAATAAAGCCACCCGATTTGATAACGCAGAAGAAGCGGCGCTAAACGGCTTGTGCATGTGTGGCGAAGGGTATGTCGTTTTCTTTTGCTACGTGGAAACCGAGGATCAGGAGGTGGAATTCTAATGACTCGAAACTTCCGCAATTTCGTTGCCTTCCTTCTCGGTGCAGCAATTTCCGGTTTTGTACTCATGGCATCCGCCACTGATTGGGAACGTTGTGATTTCAGTGGTGGCCGTATGGTTTGCAAGCCTGTGGTGCGTCGTTAATGCCTACATGTGTAACCACTGCAAACGTAGCTGGTGTCCCCGTACTTGTGCCGGATACAGCAGCCAATTGCCCGAATGGTGTCGTCTTGAGCTGGTCTGAATATCAGACAAGTATCGGCGTTATTTCTGATCCTTCTGTATTGGGTCTGGATGCAGCCACGCTTTCAACCGATTACGCCTGGGGATTTTCTGCTGTCGGTCTTGGCTTCGTTCTCTCATTTCCGATTGCCTACGTTTTAAAGGCAATCAAACTTCTTTAGGCAATGGCCTGAGGCGTGCTGGCGCTTTCCAGCAAATCAAGGAGATTCAAAAATGTCCGCAATTTTCGCCGCTGTTGATTTTTCTACTGTTGCCACTTGGGTTGGCACTGCCGGTGTCGCCATCATTGGTATTGCCATGGCTTTCAAGGGTATTAGCCTCGGCAAGCGTGGTGTTAAAGCAGCCTAATGGTTGCCGCGCTCGTGTCTCTTGTGCATGTCCTCGTGGCACTTATGGGGGCCATGAGCGCACTTATCTGCTTTCTCTGGATTCGTCACTAATGAGAAAACATACCGCTAATACTTTCTGTATTATTTTTAAGTGCGCCTTACTTATCCTCGCGGCTGCGTTATCGGGCTTAATTTCACCAGCTTATGCTGGTGATTCTTTAAAGGCACAGTTCGGTCCGCCTTGTGGCTCAAATCAATATATTGGTGGCTCCGACCAAGCTTCTTTAGTTGCATCTGCTCGTGTCATTAATAGTTCGGTTACGGCAGGTTATAACTTGGGCAATGGTGTTGTTCTTAGCTGTTCATCAGGAACTTCTTCTATTTATTGGGGGCCTTCTGGCTGTACTGGTGATGATGTTGTTTCTTCATCTGGCTCTTGCGTACCGCCTCCTAACCCTTGTGCAGCAACTGCTGGGCAAAGCTCAATTTTTATTTGGGCAGCAGGGACCCAAACTAGAGCAAATGATCCTTCTGGTTGGTCTTATACCGATGGTTCTTTAGCTGCAGGCAATCCCGCTTGCTATCAAAAATGTCAGGTCGTTGTAGCTTCTTCTGCATCCTCTTCTGACGCTTCTTGTTACACCACATCTCAAACTGTTGGCAGCACTGTTTATTGTGCTGTACCGGGGACTAATAATGGAACTCAATGTGCTACATCTGATCTTCCGGCGTCGGGTACGCCTTCCTCAGCCTCTCTTCCTGTTGCTTGCCCTGATGGCTCCCATCTCAGTGCTGGCTCTACCTGCCCCGTTATCAAGTGTTCCGATGGATCAACAGCGCCCAATGGCGGTACTTGTTACCCCGTCTCTTGCCCTGATGGAACCACAGTCCCAAACGGACAAACCTGCTCCCCTGTATCTTGCTCTGATGGAACATCCGTCCCCAACGGCCAAACCTGCCCAACAGGCACAGGCTCGGGTACTGGCACCGGCACAGGCTCAGGTACTGGCACCGGCACAGGCTCAGGTAGCGGCACAGGCACTGACCCCGGTACAGGCTCAGGCAGCGGCACAGGTACAGGAACGGGCACAGGTACAGGCAGCGGCAGTGGCACAGGCTCAACGGGAACTGGCTCGCAAAATGGATCGGGAAATTCAACAGGTACGGGCACGACGGGCACGCTAGTAACTCCCGATCTCACTAACCGCTCCTTCTATACAAAGAAATACCCCAACGGTTTAACGGGTGTTCTTGAGCATGGCACATCGTTGCTTCGGGGCACTCCGATTGGTGGCTTGATTCCAAACCTTTTTCCGACGATTGGCCCCTCTGGTGGTTGTCCTTCATATTCCTTGCCGGAAGGCAGGGTGATGGGCATCACCGTTGGTGGTCCTATCAATCTCCCATGCTCAATGTGGACGTTTATTTCGGTGTGTATCAACATCACGGCGCTTTTTGTTGCTCGCCGTTTGATCTTCGGGGGCTGAAATGGTTGATGCAATATCTGGTGCTTTGGCGTGGCTTTTCAATGTCATCTTCATGATTTTTTCTTCGCTATGGGATATGGTCATCGACCTGTTTCTAGCGATCATTGACATGATCTTTGTCGCAGTCGCGGCTTTGATCGGTGCAATTGATATTTCTGGCATTACCTTTCACCTGGGCATATTCAATCAAATTCCACCGGACGTTTTACAGGTCTTAGCCGCTTGCGGATTCGCCTCAGCTTTTTCCATTATTGCAACCGCTTTGGTGATTCGTTTCACCCTTCAGTTGATCCCATTCGTTAGGCTCGGATCGTGATTAATTATTTGCTCGGTGCTCCAGGTGGCGGCAAGAGTTATGAGGCCACAGCTTTTCATATTCTCCCGGCAGTAAAGAAGGGGCGTAAGGTAATCACTAACCTTCCCCTTAAGCTCGAAGCATGGGCAGACCTTGATCCAGACTACCTATCGTTAATCGAGATACGCACTAAAACCCTTGCTACGCCGCCTGATTCACTGGGATTTGTCCCTATCAATCGCGTTCCTGCATTCGCCCGTTTCGTTTCTCAAAATCCTCCAGAATTCTCTAATCACGCATTTTCCCATGTCGAAGATTATCAGGATGAATGGCGTCACCCAGTAACTGGTGTCGGCCCTCTTTATGTCATCGACGAGTGTCACAAGCCATTGCCATTCAAGCGGACCGATATCGAGGTCGATGAATGGTTTGCAGAACATCGTCACTACAATTGTGACGTTCTGCTGATCACTCAAAGCTATGGCAAAGTCAGTAAGCCGATCACTGACCTAGTACAAATTGTTTATCGCGTCCGTAAGGCTGTGGCCTTCGGTTCTATGAATAAGTACATTCGTAAGGTTCAAGACGGCATCGGCGGTGACGTTGTTAATACTTCTGTCCGTGAGTACAAAAGCAAATACCAACAGCTTTACACCAGCCATACCCACGGGCACTCGGTCGAGGAAATTGGTGCTAACGATATTGTCCCTATCTGGCGGCGCTGGCCGTTTATTGGTGCCGCACTTTGTCTGCTTATCGTTATCGGCATGCTCTCAAGTGGAAAGGTGGAAAGTCCACTCGCTCAAGGTCAGCGTATTGCTGCAAGTAAGCAACAGGCACAAAATCCTGTTTCTTCTTCATCACAGTCCCAATATCAGCCAGTCAATGCAAGTGCTTCACCCCCTCCACCCCCTCCGCCTCCTGCTGATCCTGACCCCTTCGCCGGTCGCGGTATCCATTACAGGGGCTATGCCGCATCAGGTGACAAGGTTTTCCACTACTTTGCGTTGTCCCAGAACGGCCAATACCTGACCACCATCAAAGATAAGGATTTGATTGACGCTGGTTATACCGTCAAGATATTGGGCACTTGTAGTGCCGTCCTCACTTTCCATGGAAAGGTTAGGACAGCTATTTGCGATGTGCCACAGGTAGGGCCATCCCCGGGCGGTGGAACAACATCGGGGAACACTTCCGCAAGTACATAAGAAAAAGCCCGGCAAGTCCGGGCTTTTTGTTGGGGCAGGGTAGGGCTGTTATTTCGCTTGCGAAACTCGTTTGAGTTCTTCGATTGCAAAACTCAGCATTGCGGCAGGGCTTCTTTTTTCCGTTCCCATTGCTTCGATGGCCTTTAATGCCATGCTGGCTATTTCTTGGGGTTTTAGGCTTGTTTCTGGAAACAGTTCATTGGTAGTGTCATCCCGATCTTCCTCAGCCTCTACACCACCTGCGGCCGCCGCTTTGAGTGCCGCCTGCACATCCTTACGGCCAATAGTCCGTCCCACAATCCCATCCACCAGGTCAAGCGCAACTGCCGTGTCGATGGTTTCCAGCTTTGCAAAGGCATAGAGCAATTCGCCGTCCTTAATCTCTGCCTCGATCAGCCGCATGGTCAGCGGCCCGGCCTGTAACGCAATGGCTACCTTTTTTGATACCCACGTATTCGATTTATTCAGAATCCCGGCAACAGCCTTCACGCTCTTTCCGTACTTGTCGAATAGGGCCTTAACCCCGTCGATCAGGTCTTTATTGTTCAAGTCCTCGCTCTGGATGTTTTCGATCAGTTGAGTTTCCATTAGGTCGCCATCGGTCTGAGCTGGTGCAATGATCGCTGGTGCCAATTCGCACCCGGCCAGCTTCATTGCACGCAAGCGCCGCTCCCCGATAATCAGCCGGTATCCGTTGCCCTCCGGCGTCACCACAATAGGTTGCAGCAAACCGCGCTTTTTAATGTCCTCGCCAAGCTCCAGCAAGTTCGCGTTATTGAACTTTGTCCGCACTTGCGGTGCCGTCGTGATCAGGTCAAGGCTAATGCTTTGAATTGTCGCCAAGCTCATACCTTCGCCAAGCTTTGCAGTGGTTGCGTCGATGGTCATCGTCATTTCCTTTCGCATGCGAAACTTCTACGGTTCCGGCCCTGTGTAGCTGGCCGGGGATGTGTCGCCGGACTACCAAAAACATGATGTTTTGCTTTACCCACAACACCCCCGGCGGAGGGTGGGGGGCTTTCGCGAAAGGAGCGGAGTGGGGCGGCGAGGGTAGGGCGGTGAGCATGGCGGTGTGACAGGCACGGCGAAGCGGAAAAAATTCTTAGAATTTTTCGTGATTGGCGCATTGCCATGCTTGGGGTTACCGCCCTGCCGCCTCCGTAGCGGGATGAAGCCCCCCACCCTTTGCCGGGGCCTCTGTTATCGGCGTAGCCGCTGGATAGTCTTGGGGGTTTCGTTCATCTGATTGCCCCGGTTTCATTGGGGCCGCGCCTTCATTGGCACAGGATGTGCCGCGACTCACAGGAGCAAGCCAGCTAGTGAGGCCAAAAACCGGACAGAATTGCTTGCTTCACTTTTTCCGCCACGTTGTAGCCTTGGATATAAAAATCCATGCGGTGGCGGCTGTGACATAAATGCGGCACAAATTCATTGCACCAGTCGTCTAAATCTTTTAGAGTAACAACGACTTGGCGGAATAAGTCTCTGCTGCGGGGCCTCAGTTTGTTGGGATCAAGCGGTTTGCGTCTTGGCATGGTTTAAAGTCCATGACAACGGCAAAGAAAAACGGGACTTGAGCCAACGTTTAAGATTACGTCTGCGATTTGACATAATATACAACATACCACTGGCATAATTAAAAATAGGGCGTAGTGGTGCGGCTTCAGCAGGGG